ATCAGCTAGAGCCACTAAACGGACTTTCGGGTGGACGCTATCACCCTTACACTCACATCAGGGCAGTAGGCGATTACCTATTCCCAACTGTCAACTATCCGAACGCAGAGGGCGAGGCTACTATTCAGGTAGTCGGAACCTTCGGCTATGGCACAGCAGTTCCAACAGATGTAAAGCAGGCTTGCAATCTACTTGCCGCAAGGCAGTTCAAGCGTTATGACAGCCCTCTAGGAGTAGCAGGATTCTCTGACCTCGGTGTTGTAAGGGTCAGCCGTATTGACCCAGACATTGAGGCATTGCTCGGCCCATACCGCCGAATCAGGATGGCCTAATGGCAGACATCACAGCCATGAGGCAAGCTCTGGCTGCAAACCTCGGCACAGTAAGCGGGCTGCGCACATCGCCAGAGATTCCAGACAACCCAACCCCGCCCATAGGCATCATCAACCTAGACACCATTGACTATGACGGTGCCTTCAATGGCGGGCTGACTACATACAACTTCGTTGTAACAGTCATAGTAGGCCGTGCGGCTGAAAGGACTATGCAGCGCAAGCTCGATGGCTATTGCCAACCGACAGGCTCGCAGAGCGTGAAAGTTGCGATAGAATCGGAGAGGACACTTGGCGGCGAGGCGTATGACCTTCGTGTTGAACGCTCCAATGTTGTGGGTTCTATAACTATAAACGACCAAATCTATCTGGCGGCTGAATTCACAGTCACCGTCTTTGCATAAGGAGAAAAAACAATATGGCAAAGTTTGTTGTCACATCAAACGCCATCTCGCTAAATGGCACAGACATCAGTGCTAACTGCGCTCGCGCAGAGCTGGTGATAAATGCCGCTGAGGTGGACACGACTGATTTTGGGTCTGCGGGCTGGACTGAGCTCATCGGAGGCCTAAAGTCAGGTACTGTATCCCTAGACTTCCACCAGGACTTCGGTTCGGGTGCTGTCTCGGAGCTATTCCAAGACCTAATTGGAACCATCGGAACTGTTACCCTCATTGCAGGTAACGGAACTGCTGCTGGCGCAACCACGCCTCAATACACCGCAGAGGTTCTAATCAACAGCTTCACCCCTGTTGCTGGTGCCGTAGGTGACCTCAGCACCTTCAGTGTGTCATTCCCGACCACTGGTGCTGTAAGCTACGCAACAGCCTAAACAAAGGAAAATAAATGCGATTCAACCTAGTCATTACGTTCGCAGATGGAACCAAAAAGGAAATCACAGCCAGCACCGCTGACTTGGTAGCCTTTGAGGACAAGTTCAACACCTCGGTAGGAAGGCTGGCGACTGAGCAGAGGCTCGGTCACCTGCTTTTCCTAGCGTGGCACAGTGAACAGCGCACCAAATCTACAAAGCTCAAGTACGAAGAGTGGCTTGACACCGTAGAAGGCGTTGGAGAGGCAGAGTCCGACCCAAAATAAAGGGTCTGGGTGACGACAGCACCCATTGGTGGCTCGCAGCTCTAGCTGTGGAAACAGGTATCTCGCCTAGAGAGTTGATGCAACTCGAAGACAGGATGCTGTGGACAATGTACCGCTGGATAGTGGCAAAGAACATCAAAAAGTAAGAGGCCGTCCCTTCGGGGGCGGTTTCTTATTGCGGTAGAATTGAAGAGTTAGTTAGGCGGTTTCTGTGGCATTATCATCACTTCTAGGCGGGATGAGCCAGAGTTATCTGCGTGGTGCTGCTTCGGGCTGGGGACAGATGAGGGCCATTAGCCGAGGAGCTGGTATAGACATTGGTGACTTCAGAGAAGCCAGCGTCATTGGCACTAGCACTGGTGCAGCAGGAATTGAAATAACAAATCTTGACGCAATTCGTCGTGAGCTCCGTCAAGCCGCCCCTAACCTCTACCGCAAGCTAAACAGAGACGTCAAAAAAGTAGGGGTGCCTGCACAAGAAAAAGTTTATGAGGCATACAAAAAGATTCAGCAACCTGGCCCGCTTGGGCCACCCCGTCGAAAAGGCCGCATTTATGACAGGTTTGCTACTTCTGAAGTCGGTAGGCTGAGCTGGGTAAACTCCAAGACACTTGACCCGAGAAGAGCAGTAGAGCTCAACTTCAAGAACCGAAACAAGGCAAGAGACTGGGCAAACATAAAAAATGGCAAAGATGGCACTTTATCTATTGTGCGAGTCATGGTCAAGGCTCCTGCGTTTGTTGTTGCCGATGTAGCTGGTAATAGCGGCAGGGGAAGGTCTCCCATTGGCAAGCTGACCCGTGAATATCAGATAAATCTATTTGGTAAAGGCATTGTTACTAGGCAGCACCGCATTACTTCAAAGCTGAGCAACTCTATCTGGGAAAACTGGGTAACAGCCCTAGATGATAGAAAACGAGCTCCACAGGCATCTAGGTATGCGTGGCCTGCTGTTGACGAGCATATGCCCAAGTTTAGGCAAGACACCTCTGAGATACTGAATCAGGTTATTACTCAGATAAATCAAAGGATGCAGGGCTAATGGCATTACAGTCACTTATAATCCCAATTGTTACGCTGCTGCGTTCGGCTGGTCTTACACAAGCCAGAGCCGCAATGGGCAATCTGGGAAAGACTTTTGACAGCCTAGCTAAAAACATAGGTGCTGCTGCCGCCTCTTTTGCAGGTTTCCAGGCTCTTGCGGGCTCTAGAGAGTTTGTTCTTCAGTCAATAGATGCGACTCAAAAGCTTGAGCGAAACCTTATTGCTCTCGGGCAGGTCTACGGAAACCTAACTCCGCAGCTCAAGGCCTTTGGAGCAGCAGTAGATGATTACGGTATCTCACAAAACCAGTCTGCTCAGGCATCTATCTTTATTGGTTCGGTTCTAAAGCAGTATGGCTTCAATGTAGGCGAAGCTGCTGATGCTACACAGCGCATCGTCAAGCTATCTCAGGACTTGGCAACTACTTATGGTTATGACGTACAAGAGGCGCTACTTGCTGTAACCGCTCTGTTCCGAGGCGAGTTCGACCCGATTGAAAAGTTCGGTGTCGCCATGAAGCAGAACGAGATAAATGCCGAGCTTTTGGCGAGGGGTCTTGGTGACCTAGAGGGCGCTGCTCGTGAAAACGCTGAGGCTCAGATTACCCTCGACTTCCTGTTTACAAGGGCTGCTGATTCAGTAGGAGCCTTCGCTAGGGCCACAGACACGCTGTACGCCGCACAGAAGCGATTGCAGGCGCAGATTGCCAACTTACAAGCAGCCTTCGGTGCGCCCTTCCAGAAGCCGCTGGCGGAGCTAAACAACGCCTTTGCAAAGCTTATTGAAGACAACGCCCCTGGCCTTCTAGAAATTAGTGACAAGCTTGGAGAGGGTCTTGAGGCAGTCAGCCCAATCATTATCAAAGTTGGGGAAAACTTCCTAAAGGTAGCGCAACTTACACAGCATCTAGTCGAGTTCTTGACAATGCTGGTGGACATAATCAGGCCACTGCTACTGCCCGTTTTCGATGCCCTCGGCAAGGGCCTTGACATACTGGTAAACGGATTTGATGCACTATCCGCCACAGTCACCGCTGCAACAAAGATTATGCGGGACTTTGCGGACGATAATCCAGTTCTAAAGTTCTTTGCCGATGCAGCCAGTTTCATTGGTGGCGGTATCTTTGGCAAGCTCAATGCGTTTATAGACGAATTTGACAAATCGCTGCAACGCAACAGAGATAACGCTCGTGGCTTTACAGGGGACATAGAAGGTTTTGATGCGGGTATCAAGACTGCCTCTGTCGCCTTGCGTGGAAAAGCTCTGGCTACCCGTGACGATAAAGAGGCCGCTGAGGAAGCCGCAGAAGCGCAAAAGGCTTTGTCGGAATCCTTGCGTGAGCTTGCTGGCGAAACACGAGATGCTGAGGGCAATCTAACTGGCCTTGCAAAGATTTTCGCAGATGTAGACGAAGCTGCTGCAAAGAGCGAGGCTAAAGATGCTTTGGCAGCAATTGGCATTGAAGCCTCAGCCATTGAGGAAATACTAACCGAGCCCAACTGGGAAGAAATATTCGGTCAGATTTCTCGTTACGCCCGTCTAGCAGCCCTAGATATAAGCACCCTATCTATGGGCGCTGCTGCTTTTGTAATGAACTCAATGGAGGAAATCCGCAACAGCCTTCCAGACCTGTTTGGTGAAGTCGGTGGCGGTGGCGGCACAATCACAGACTTTGTAGGGGACTTCTACGACAGCATTGAAGACGAGATAGCTAAAGAGGCTGCTCGACGCAAGCTGTCCAAGATGGGAGCATCTGAGGGCCTTATAGAGGCAATTCTGGGCTCAGGTGGCTGGGAAGAGGTGCTCAAGCGAGTCCTAAGAGACGGCATAGACGGGCTCAGGGAG